TAAACCGATTTGTCCGAATAATTTTCAATCTCTCTTTTCCAGTTAATTTTTAATGTTGCTGGACAAATGATTAAAACTTTTTTAGAACCTGATTCTAATGCCGCGATGATAGTTGAAGTAGTCTTACCAAGACCCATATCGTCAGCCAAGATAAATTTTTTGTTCTCCACCAATTTTTGGACGGCTTCTTTCTGATGTGATAGTGGGGGTCTATGAGAATATTTTTCATAATCAATGACGACATCTTTAACTGTGTTGTCTTTTATAATAGATGCTTTAGGTAACCAAAAATCGTGGAATTGTTCTGTTTCAAATACTTTACCCCAAATGTGAAACGCTTTTTCTTTCTCAGCCAATAACTTCTCAACCCAAACTTTTTCAGGTATTTCGGTATATAATTTATCATCCGCAAGCTTCTGTGCAAAATAGGCATCAAGAATTACCCACTTCTTTGCAACCTTTGGTTGTTTATCGTGATTGTTAATAATATACTCTGCTTGATTCCTTGTAGGGTAAAACTTTCTATTTATTTGAGACTTTCTTTTGAGTTCAAGTAGGTAGTTGTTTCCTCCTTCATAGGCTTCCAACAGGGTCAAAGCTTTTGATTCCAAACTTACATCCATCTATAGGAAAAATATTTGAGTTAAATATAGTTATGTTTTGAGTATTTATCAATATGGAAAAGTTAGTACCAATAACAAGACTAGGAAAATTTTTTGGAGGTGAGGATTATGCCCTTGACATCGGTATGGGTGAAGAGTGGTTATTAGGTGATATGAACTTCACTGTGATTCTATATAGAATCGATAGACAGAAGACAAAGATTGATGATGTATATGGTGAAGTGTTAGAAGATGGAATACAGTTTATGGCTCCTGTAGAATTGAAAGGGTTAGTACAAGTTATGGCCCCAACACATAAATTTTTAGGTAATTCTAAAGTTGAACAACAAGAACCTGGTAATATGAAGTTTTCTATTTATCAAAAAACTCTTGATGATATGGGGGTTGAAATATTTCAGGGTGTCTATTTTGGATATTATGAAACCGAAGATAGAGTAAGATACTATTCGGTTTCGGATGACGGATATGTTAAATCAGACAATAAACATACCTATGGTGGTTATAAGCCGTTCTATAGAACGATTACTGCTACTTGGGTTAGTGAAAATGAATTTAGAGGAATATAATGCCACTACCTAAAACACAAGTTAAACCTACATTACCTTTGGTACCACAGAAGACTTTGTCTGCTCGTAGGGAACAACTATTAGAATATATTAATAAAGACGGAACTTACCTTCCTAAATCGGTATTACATGCTGATTTGGATAGGGGTATGTTAGATTTTGTTAAAGAAGATTTGAAAGTTGTTACTGCAGGTAAAATTGTTCCGATGTTGGATATTCTTATTACAACACAAAACTGGTCTCAATACGTTGAAACTTGGAAATTTATTGACTTAGATTATAATCCTAATCCACCTTTTATAACTGTGGTAAGAAGTCCTGAAGTTAAATTTGGAACTAACCCATCTTTACAATACACAATACCAAATAGAAAACAATTTTATTATGCCTCAGTTCCAACATGGAATGGTAATGAACAAGGGATGGACATTTATACAATCCCTCAACCAGTACCTGTGGATATTAACTATAGTGTTAAAATTATTTGTAATAGAATGAGAGAACTTAACGAGTTGAATAAAATTGTTATGCAAAAGTTTTCTTCTCGTCAGGCTTATACTTTTATTAAAGGACAATACGTCCCAATTATTTTAAATAACGTCGGAGATGAATCTCAAATGACAATAGAATCTAGAAAGTATTATGTTCAATCATATGACTTTACAATGTTGGGTTATTTAATTGATGAGGCAGAATTTGAAGTTAAGCCGGCAATTGCTAGAGTTACTCAACTTGTTGAGATAGACAATACGAGATTAAAACAAAAACGTAAGAAAGTTCCGTCCAACCCTAATGAATTTTTAACCAACTATCTTTATGTTGTTGGAAATAATGTATTGAGTGATAGAGTTGATTATACTGCAAACTTAACATGGTTAAACTCCAATAATGTTGATTCATATGATGTTTATATTAATGGAGATTATTTTGGTACCGATGTTCAAAAAATTCAAATTACAACCAACGACATTTTAAGGATAGATGTAGTAAAGTTAGACAATACTCAAGAAGCAACAATAGAATTCGATAATCTATTGGTTTAACTTTCTCCGTATATATCTTTTTTATCTTTACACTTTTCAAGGATTAAACTTTCTAAAAATTTATAAATCTTTAATCCACGTTTGTCACAGTACTTTTTTAGTATTTCGTGTACCTCTGGGTCTATTTTTATGTTCTTTATTTCTTTCTTAGTTTTCATAGGTAGAAAAAAGGCAGAATTAATTCATACCGTTTACAAATACATATCCAAAAGTCAAGTTTTTTGTGGTAGTATCTAATATTTATCATTAAAATAAATCTGCAATAGAATTAATTAAATAATGGCAACAGCACAAGCAAATCAAAAAGTTTATGTATCACCAGGAGTATACACATCTGAAACGGACTTATCATTCGTAGCACAGAGTGTCGGTGTTACTACCTTAGGTTTAGTAGGGGAAACAATCAAAGGCCCTGCATTCGAACCTATTTTCATAACTAACTACGATGAGTTCCAAGCGTATTTTGGCGGAACGGAACCAGTTAAATTCGTAAACACTCAAATCCCTAAATATGAAGCGGCTTATATCGCTAAGTCTTACTTACAACAATCTAATCAATTGTTTGTAACGAGAGTTTTAGGATTATCAGGATATGACGCGGGTCCTTCTTGGAGTATTAAAGTTACTGCCAACGTTGACCCATTAACTATCGGTTTGAATCCGTCTGTAGGAACTCCATGGTCTGCAGTATTCACGGGTTATTCAAGTGGAACTACTGTTGAGATTGTTACACCAAATACCCTTCCACCACAAGTTTTAGCAAACTTCAATACACAATATAGATTGTCTGATGGAAGTACATCAACATATGCTGTTGATTTCAATAGTAATTTATCAGGTGTTATTGATGATAGTGCATTATCAGCAACCACTGTATCATTTTATGGTGCAATCCCTGGTAGTGATTATTGGCCAGTTGTTAGTCAATATAGTAATCAAATCAATCAATACAATTGTTTTAGTAATAACTTAGAAACTAATGACTTGAGTGCGGCATCTAACGACCCTTGGTATTATGCAAACTTTAATAATTATAGTGGTAATGATTACTCGGGAACTTCTTTTTATTATTCAGTAACAGCATTACAACAAGGTGCGATGAGTGCCTTTACAGGTACTGTTTCAGGATATTATTATAATTTCTCAGGAACGGCTTATAGTGAATACAACAACATGGTTGTTGCAACATTACGTTCTAGAGGTATATCTTTATATGCAAATAGTGTTGACAGTGAATCTCACGGACAAATTTATCAGGTAAGTGCAACTACCGATGTAACTATGGTATGTACTGACCAATATTCAGGTGTAACTGAAAATCCATTTGGTACTTTCCAAATTTCAGGTATTACTAAAGGAGATTCTAATACAGGTGAAAGAACAATATTCTCTCTTGAGACTTCTTTGGAACCGGCATCTTCAAAATTCATCACTAAAGTTTTTGGTGTTGATAATTTTGGTAAATCAAGATTTGAGGTACCTTTATTTGTGGAAGAAAGTTACCCAACATCTTTATCATACGCATACAATCAAGGTTATATTAAAGGACTAAGTTGTAACTTAATTGCATTAGACGATGCAAGAAGTGAAAGTCCTCAATCTATAGCTTACAATGTTGAAAAATATCAGTCACCTGAAACACCTTTCTTAGTTTCTGAATTAAGAGGTAATAAAGTTTATAAATTATTTAAATTTATTTCAATTTCTGATGGTGATGACGCTAACGTTGAGGTTAAGGTTTCAATTGCAAACTTATCTTTTAACAATATGACATTTGATGTTTTAGTTAGAAGTTTCTTCGATACGGATGCTAATCCTGTTGTAATTGAAAAGTTTACCAACTGTAATATGGACCCAGCGTCTAACAACTTTATTGGTGTTAAGATTGGTACATCTAATGGTGAATATGCATTAATTTCTAAATACATAATGGTTGAAATGTCTGACGAAGCTCCAATAGATGCAATCCCTTGTGGATTCTATGGATATACTCAAAGAGAGTATGAAAGTGTTACAAACATTTCTCCTGTACCTAAATTTAAAACTAAGTACTTCTATCCAGGTGAAGTTATTTCTAATCCTCCGTTTGGAACATCAACAGGTGGTCAGAATACAACAGAGTCTGCGGGAGACATTGTTAGAAGAAGTTATTTAGGTTTCTCATCTCAATATGGAATTGACGAATCATTCTTAACATATAAAGGTAAACAAAATCCTAACGGATGGACGACAAATGAAGCAGTTGTAGGATTACCATGGAATTACTTAAGTAAAGGATTCCACATGGACTCAGGTGCTACTGTTGTTACAATTTCAAATAGTTCATTAACAAGTGGACAAACAGCTTTCGAGTGTGGAGTTGCGGACTTTAGATTTGAC